CTGCTACCGTGTCCTCCGCAGTCTATACGGAGCCGGAGCAGCAAGAAGTCGTTGGACTTCCAGAGGGTGCTTTATTGGTGACAGTCACGATTGAAAACGATTGGGAATCAACTCTCGCAATCGAAGACCTTGACATCTATGTTGGAGAAAGCACCTCTGACATTTCTGCTCTGGTGATGCCGGGATATTTCAATGATGAGCCGATTGAAAGACAAATGGAGTATTTTTACAATGCCCCAGACTATGTGGACTTTGCATACGAGACGGGTCTGTTCTCATGGGACTGGGGCTTTTCGGACGACTCGACGACAGACTCTTTAGCCCCCGGTGAATCGGCAACAGTGTGGATTCTTTCTTGGGCAGAGGACTACACAACTGCTCCCGGCGTTTTGCAAGGTGACGGTGCTGCGACTGTGTTTGAAACTTTCATGCCTGACTTGGAGACAGTCCCTGTCCCCGCACCCGGCGCACTCGCTCTCGGTGGACTCAGTATTTTAACTGGTGGACGCAGAAGAAGAAGTTGAAATTTCTTAAAAATCTTGTATAAATAGAAACGAGGATGCTCATGTGAGGTCCTCGTTTTTTACTCGCTTTTTAAGGAGACAAATTATGGTTTACACTGGTTATAACTTTGGTATCGAAACGCTCATGGATTTCATCGACGAGCAAACCACAACTTTCGCACGAGACAAGTATCCCCCCTTCAATGTCATTCGACATAGTGCCGATGAAGCAACGATTGAGTATGCTCTTGCGGGATACAAGAAGGAACACATCGACATTCAAATTATTCCCACCAAGCATGGTGTGAAAGCACTCACCATCAAGGGTGATCCAGAGCGTGATCGCTGGGATGGTTCCGATGAAACGGTGTATGAGCATCGTGGATTATCGTTCCGTAAATTCAAGCACTCTGTTCCCTTAGCAGAATATTGGGAAGTTACAGAAGCATCATTGACAGACGGTATTCTTTTGATTAAACTTAAGCAGGAACTTCCAGAAGAAAAGAAACCTAAGACTATTGATATTGCGTGATTCAATTTCTTTTCTTTTTGCCCTCGGAGGTTTTGCCTCCGAGGGTTTTTTATTAAGGAGACATTATGAACGACAACTTGTATTCTGCCAAACTTGGCTGCTACAAACTAAAAGAAAATGCGAAACTTCCGACGAAGGGTTCTGAACATGCAGCGTGCTACGATTTGTATTCATGCAGCGAAGCACCAATTGTAATGAAACCAAGAGAGCGAATGCTCATTCCCACTGGATTGATCCTCGACATTCCCCGTGGGTTCTCCGCAAGAATCCACAGCCGCTCAGGGCTTGCCGCAAAGAAAGGCATTGGTCTTTCTCTGACGGAGGGAATCGTTGATTCAGATTATGTTGAAGAAGTCTTTGTGCCGATGGTGAATAATACAGAAAAATATTTTTATGTTCATCCCGGCGACCGTATCGCACAACTTGAACTTGTGCGAGAAATTGTTACTGATGTTTATGAAACCGAAGAAAGACCAGAGCAAAAGACCGACCGGGATGGTGGCTTTGGTAGCACAGGAGTAAAATGATGACACGAGATGAATTGCTTGCCTCCCATGAAAAACTTTGCACGGAGGCACGAGACTTGATGAAACTGAAGAATAAAGATTATGCCGGAAACGATGGACTGGAGCCATTTGCAAACTTCACCAGAGTAGAAGCCATGGGCATCTGTAGCACTGAGCAAGGTATGGTTGTCCGTGTGATTGACAAGATTTCTCGCTTGAGTTCTTTCATCGAACATGGTAAAATGAACCTTGAAAATGAGTCGTTCCATGACTCATGTATTGATATTATTAATTACATGGTTTTGTTGTCCGCATACGTCGGTGAGAAGGAATCGAATGAGTGACTTTTATACTTGTGTTACGGTGAAGGGCAGAAATGTCCTTTACCGTGGCATTGAAAACGGAAAGCGTGTCAAGAAGAAGATTGAATTCTATCCGACACTGTTCGTTACAAGTCAAAAGAAAACACAGTATCAAACCCTAGACGGTGAACATGTCGAGCCGGTGAAGCCGGGTGATGTGTATGAAACCAGAGCGTTTGTCAACAAGTATGACGACGTTTCTGGTTTCAACGTCTATGGGAACATGGACTTTGCCTATCAGTTTATTGGCGAGCAACACTTCGGTGGAGATGTTGACTATGATCCAAGCAAGATTGTGATTGCCAACTTCGACATCGAAACAACTTGTGATAACGGGTTTCCGAATCCAGACAATCCCGAAGAAGCAATCATCGCAATCACCGTTCAAGTCGGAGATGAGGTTCGTGTGTTTGGTTTGGGTGAGTATTCTATTCCCGAACACACATGCACCAAGTATGATGACGAAGCACAACTGCTTCTCGACTTCCTTGACTATTGGGAGCAAAAAGATCCTGACATTATGACAGGTTGGAACATCACTTTTTTTGATATTCCTTATCTTTATTGCCGGATGCGACACTTACTTGGCACAAAGCAAGCAAATCGTTTGTCTCCGTGGAAGCAAGTGAACGAGCGTCCCATCACCATTCAGGGACGAACAAGAACAATGTATGACATCACGGGTGTCGCTAACTTTGATTATCTTGATCTCTACAAGAAGTTTACCTATGTAAACCAAGCGTCTTACAAGTTGGATCATATTGCGTTCGTTGAACTTGGTGAACAGAAGATTTCATATGAGGAGTATGGAAGTATCGCTGACTTCTATCGCAAAGACTTCCAGAAGTTTATGGAATACAATGTCAAAGATACTTTGTTGGTGACAGGACTCGAAGATAAACTTCGACTCATCGAACTTGCACTCGCACTTGCCTATTCGGCAAAGGTAAACTTCATGGATGTGTTCTCTCAGGTTCGGACTTGGGATCAGATCATCTATCATTACCTTGCGGAACGAAACATCGTCATCCCATCCAAGAAGGGAACGAAGAAGAACGCACAATACGCTGGTGCTTATGTGAAAGAGCCAATCGTTGGTAAACACGAATGGATTGTTTCGTTTGACTTGAACAGTCTATATCCTCACTTGATCATGCAATATAACATCAGTCCTGAAACAATGATTGAACAGTCTGAGGATGATCGGTTCGGTATCGGAGTGAACAACCTTCTCAAGAGCAGTCCAGAAATGTATCACAAACCGTGTCACGAAAAGATCAAACAGTTTACATCTAAGGGTTATTCTGTTGCTGCGAACGGAACTTGCTATCGCAAAGATGTTCGTGGGTTCCTTCCCGAACTTATGGAAAAGATGTATCTCGAACGCAAGTCGTTCAAGAAGAAGATGATCGAAGCACAGAAGGAGTTGGAGGATCTTCCAAACAAAAACATGCCGTCTCTTGGACGAGCAGGTTACACAAAGAAACTGAAGAAGGACATATCAAAGTATCATAACTTCCAGTTGGTTCGCAAGATTCAATTGAACTCCGCTTATGGTGCGATTGGTAATGAGTTCTTCCGTTACTTTAATGTTGACATGGCAGAAGCGATTACGATGTCCGGTCAACTTTCAATTCAGTATATCGCAAACGAATTGAATACGTTTCTGAACAAAACTCTCGGTACAGGAGATTATGATTATGTTGTTGCAAGTGATACAGATTCTGTTTATCTTCGTCTTGGGAATCTTGTGGATAAAGTTTGTCCCAACAAGTCGAAGTCGAAGGTGGTTGAATTCCTCAACAAGTCCTGTGCAGAAATCATCCAGCCATTTATTGACAAGTCCTACAAGTTACTGGCAGAACAGATGAATGCTTATGAGAATAAGATGGTGATGGAGCGAGAAGTTATCGCTGATGTCGGCATCTGGACTGCGAAGAAGAGATACATGCTCAATGTGCATGATTCCGAAGGCATTCGTTACGACATTCCCAAACTTAAGATCATGGGAATCGAAACGACTCGATCTTCAACACCGCAGATTGCCAGAAGTGCGTTGAAAGAAACCATCGCTCTTATTCTCACGGGGACTGAGCCAGAACTGCAAGCGAAGGTCGAAGAGATTCGACAGGAGTTTATGGTTGCTGCACCAGAGGAAATTGCCTTTCCTCGATCATGTAATGGCTTGGCTAAATATTCTAACAAGTCAACAATCTATGAGAAGGGAACACCGATTGCCGTCAAAGGATCATTGTTGTTCAACCATTATTTAAAAAAACATAAGTTGACTAAAAAATACGAGACAATCAATGAGGGTGAGAAGATTAAATTTCTTTACCTGAAGTCACCAAATCCGTTCGGTGGTATTGATGGAAAGGATCATGTTATATCTTTTGTCTCGACATTACCGAAAGAGTTTGATATAATCGACTTTATTGATTACGAAAAACAGTTTGAAAAATCTTTCCTCGATCCCCTGCGAAACATTCTTGATGTCGTGGAGTGGGACTATGAGAAAAGAGCATCATTGGAGGATTTCTTTGGATGAAATTAACACAAAACGAATTAGAAAAAATTGTGCCACTTCTTGACAAGAGAGTGAATGAACTCTTGACTATTCATAAGAAAATGATTAGTTCAGACGCATCCACGGCTCAAAGTCTTGAGAGTATTATTGAAGAGGTGGATATGTTTAGAACAATTAAACAAAAATTGGAGAATGCAATCGGATGAGTTTTTTAGACAACATTATTAAACAATCAGGAAATGAATATGCGTCAATTGTTGAGGGTGGTATCGAGAGTGATATCAATGGTTTTATTGATACCGGCAGTTATGCTTTTAATGCTCTTCTTAGTGGTAGTATTTACGGCGGCATTCCTGACAACAAGATTCTCGCACTCGCAGGAGAGCAAGCAACAGGAAAGACATTCTTCTCCATTGGAGTGGTAAAGGCTTTTCTTGAGTCGAACCCAGACGCTGTTGTTCTTTACTTTGACTCAGAGCAAGCGGTGACTTCGGATATGTTCAAGGATCGTGGTGTTGATCCATCACGGATTGCCGTGTTCCCTGTTGACACCGTGGAGAACTTCCGTCAACAAGCGTTCAAGATTATCGAGGGCATTGAAAAGACTGACAAAGCAGATCGCAAACCAACTATGGTTGTCCTTGACTCTCTTGGCATGCTTCCCACTGAAAAAGAAGTGAACGACATTTCGGATGGTAAGAATGTTCGTGACATGACTCGGGCACAACTTGTCAAATCAACATTCCGTGTTCTCACTTTGAAACTCGGACAAGTCGGCATTCCGATGATCATGACGAATCACACTTACGATGTTGTTGGTGCTTATGTTCCAACCAAAGAAATGTCGGGTGGATCTGGTTTGAAGTATGCCGCTTCAACCATCGTGTATCTGTCGAAAAGAAAAGACAAAGACGGAACAGACATTGTTGGTAACTTGATTCGTTGCAAACTTTTCAAAGGAAGGTTGACGAAAGAAAATTCAGAAGTTACAGTGCAACTCAATTACAAGACAGGACTGAACAAGTATTACGGACTCGTTGACTTTGCCGTTGCTGCTGGTGTGTTCGAGAAAGTCTCGACTCGCATCAAACTGCCTGATGGTAAGACCGCATTTGAAAAGCAGATCAACAACGATCCAGAAAAGTATTACACACAAGAGGTTCTGGACAAGATCGACGAGTTTACACGGAAGGAATTTAGATATGACAATTGATTGGAACAAAGAGCGTCACCTGACTCGATATGAAATGAAAGAGGAAAGAGAAAACTTTATTTCCTTTTCCTTTACTGGCGGTGAACTAAACGATTGTGTTGTTGAGTTTACTGACATTAATGTTGTCTTTGATGAGAGTGAACAAATTTCTTTCACATTTGACTATGACATTAAGTCAGACAAAGAAAAGAATTTTGAGGATTCAACTGAGATGCAAGTATTTTTCACGAATGTTATCATGACACACTGGGGAGATGAGTTAGGAAAGTGAAAAGTCAAGAGCAAATCATACTTGAAAATCTTGTGTATAATCCAGAATACACAAAGAAAGTTATTCCATTCTTAAAAGAAGAATATTTTTCTGATGAGGTTGAAAAGAAAGTGTTTGTCAACATTAAACAATATGTTGATCAATACAATAGTCCACCGACTGTAAATGCACTTAACATTCTTCTTGAGGGTGACAAATCTCTGGTAGGAGATACCTTTGAGAACAGTGTTGATTATGTTGGTGGGTTAGATGATTCATGTGGTGAGGAAATGGAATGGTTGATGGATCAAACAGAAAATTTCTGTAAGGATCGTGCCATCTTTAATGCCATCAATGAATCAATCAATATTTTCAAGGGTGACTCTGGGGATAAAAAACAAACTGCAATACCCAGTATTTTGTCTGACGCACTCGCTGTTTCGTTCGATACTCACATCGGACACGATTACATTGACGATCATGAGGATCGTTTTGAATTTTACAAGCGAAAAGAAAAGAAGATTCCTTTCGACTTAGACTTCTTTAATCAGATCACTGGTGGTGGAACACCAATGAAAACTTTGAACGTCGTGATGGCAGGAACTGGTGTTGGGAAATCGTTGTTCATGTGTCACCATGCCGCAAACTGTTTGTTGCAAAACTTGAACGTGCTTTACATCACACTTGAAATGGCAGAGGAGAGAATCGCAGAGCGAATTGATGCTAACTTGCTAGACGTTCCAGTGAGTGATCTTCGTGAGTTGCCAAAAGCAGTCTATGAAAAGAAGATTGAAAACATGAGCAAAAACGTAAAGGGTAAACTTATCATCAAAGAGTATCCTACATCAACTGCGAATGCCAATCACTTTAGAATTCTTTTGGATGAATTGAAATTGAAAAAGAACTTTGTCCCCGACATGATCTTTATTGATTACATCAACATCTGTTCGTCCTCTCGACTCAAGGCAAATGGCAGTGTGAACTCTTACACATTTGTCAAAGCAATTGCAGAGGAACTTCGTGGACTTGCTGGTGAGTATAATGTCCCAGTGTTTACCGCAACACAGTTAAATCGTGGTGGCTCTGTAAGCACCGATGTTGGACTTGAGGACACGGCAGAATCGTTTGGTTTGCCACAAACTGCCGATTTTATGTTTGCTCTTACCTCCACAGAGGAACTGGACGAGCGTGGAGAAGTTTTGGTTAAACAACTCAAGAATAGATATAACAGTGCATCGACAAACCGAAAGTTTATTATCGGCATTGATCGTCCAAAAATGAAGTTGAATGATATAAGTCATGCCGATCAAGAAGAGTTGTCAGAGTCAAATCAACATGACACTGGTGTGGTTGGAAATGGATTTGATTTTCGTCCAAGTAAGTTTAAAAAAGAAGTTGTGGGTGATTGGAAAATATGATGTCTTCGTTCATTGACAAAAAATATATCAACTTGGTTTCTGGACAACTTAGTTTATTTAAGTGGAAGTCAAGCACACTTGCCAACTGTCGTTGTCCAATCTGTGGCGACTCACAGAAAAACAAAACAAAGTGTCGAGGATATTTTTACGAAAAGAAAAATGCTTTTTTCTATCGTTGTCATAACTGCGGATATGGAAGTAGCGTGAAAAATTTTTTAGATAAAGTTGCACCATCTCTTCTTCAAGAATATCAGGTTGAAACTTTTAATGAAAAGTTTGGAGGACGAAAGAAAAGAGAAAAGAAGGAAATTGAGAGCATGAATTTCAAACCTTTTGTTGATGGAAAGCCGGGATTTGTCAGGTACACAAAACTTAGTTCGTTGAATGAAGATCATGTATGTAAAAAGTTTGTCATTGATAGAAAAATTCCAGAGGATTGGTATGACAAACTATATTACACTGAAGACTTCAATACATTTGCCAAAAAACTTATTAACAAAGATGCAAATTATCCAAAGGATGAACGGCTTGTTATTCCTTTTCTTGACGAAAATGGAGACATGTACGCTGCACAGGGTAGAAAACTAGAGGACAACGACAACGCAAAATATTACACAGTAAAGCCTAAAAACCTAGACAAATTATGGTTCAACCAACATGGTGTTGACACGGAAAAAACTGTGATTGTTGTTGAAGGACCCATTGACTCAATGTTTCTTTCAAACTCAGTTGCGATGGTTGGTGCCGGTGCGATTACAAATTTACCAGAGTTTTTACAAAATAAAGATGTAATATATGCGTTGGACAATGAGCCAAGAAACAGTCAAATTGTTTCTTTTTATGAAAACATTATTAAAGCAAATGCAAAAATTTGTATCTGGCCCCCAAACATTTTTCAAAAAGACATCAACGAAATCATTCTTTCTGGTATGAGTAGTGCAGAAGTTGAAAACCTAATTCATCAGAATTCATACAGGGGACTCGAAGCAAAACTTAAAATGAAAGACTGGAAAAAAATATGAGTGAAGAGGCAAGAGCATTTCTAGAAGCGGTATTTGAGTTCTCTACACACTACGCACACTATGTTAAAGAAATGGATGAGGACTTACACAAACGTGCCGTTGATTACGCAAGAACTTTTACAGACGTTGAAGGTGTAGAATTTAAAGACATTAATGAGGACGATGAAAATGAATGAACCAGTGATAGAAACAATTTTGTTATCTCTTGTATTTTTAGGAATGATTACATTTACTTACATTATGTTAAAACATGACGGAGATGATAAATGAATAATGATATTGGAATTGTTGGAAATGGTTTCGTTGGTGGAGCAGTAGCGTATGGTTTCCGTGATCAAAAACCCTTGATCTATGATATCAACCCTGACGCATCCACACACAGTTTTGATGAGGTTGCAAACTGTAAGTATCTTTTCATTTGCCTACCCACACCGATGGTGAGTGTAACTGGAGGTGAGGCAAACATCAGCATCGTTGAAGAGTGCTTGGAAAAACTTCAACACAATAGGGAGCAAGTGATTATGCTCAAGTCCACCGTCCCTGTTGGTACGACTAAAAACTTAGCAAAAAAGTTTAATCTAAAAAACTTGGTTCATTGTCCTGAGTTTTTGACCGCTGCAAATGCAAAACATGACTTTGTGAACGCTGATAGAACTGTGATTGGATCACCATATCGCATAGAGGGTGTTGAAGAAACATATTCTGAAATGGCAAAAGAATTATTCATGAGAGTTTTTCCTGACATTCCCGTTTACACCATGACATCATGTGAGTCCGAGATGGTGAAGTATACGGCTAACTGTTTCCTTGCGACCAAAGTTGGCTTCTTCAATATGATTTTTATGCTTGGCGAAAGGTTGGGTTTGAATTACAATCGTGTTCTTGAAGGAGTCTTGTCTGATCCTAGAATTGGCAGATCACACACGGCTGTTCCCGGTCCTGACGGAGACTATGGATTCGGTGGCACATGTTTTCCAAAGGATGTGAATGCGATGATTAAAACACTAGAAAAGTATGGAGTTTCACCTAACATTTTAGAGTCGGTATGGGAAGACAACATGAATTATCGAAACAATTGGGACTGGGCTAAAAATGAGTCAGCGGTAAAAAAATGAAAATTAAAGTTTTAGATAAAGGACATGTGGAACTTATGGATCACATGGGTAGCGATCTCACCGTGTGTAATGCCGCAAGAGTTTCGTTCAACAAAGAGTCTGAGTGGGGACTGGACTTTGATGCCATCGAGCGTTTGAAAAGTTGTCCGTACAACAAAGATGATGTTCGAGTGTTGAAAGAGAAAGACGAGAAACTTATTCGTTATCTCGCAAAGCACAATCACTGGACTCCGTTCGCTCACCCACAGATCACGCTGCGAGTCAAAGCACCCGTTTCTATTCGTACACAATTCTTCAAACACAAGCAAGGATTCGTGGAGAACGAGATCAGTCGTCGTTACGTTTCTTACGAACCAGAGTTTTACAATCCCGTGTGGAGAAGCAAACCAACAGATGGTGCGAAGCAGGGCAGCGAAGATTTTGTAAAAGATGAAGTCGAAGCCAATGTTTATAGCATGGCTTTCGATCACGTTTGCGTTGAAGCGTTGAACAATTACAATCATTTAATCGAACAAGGAATCGCACCAGAACAAGCACGATTCATTCTTCCACAGGGAATGTATACCGAGTGGTATTGGACTGGATCGCTTGCCGCTTACGCTCGATTCTACAAGCAACGCAAGGACGATCACGCTCAGTGGGAGATTCGTGAGTATGCAAATGCTATCGGACAAATCATCGAACCTTATTTTCCAGTTTCGTGGAAACACTTGACAAACTGAAATACATAAGAGACAATTCAGCAAAACAGGAGAAAATATTATATGAGTTTACCAAGTTCTTATCAGGACTTTATCCATCTTAGTCGATATAGCAGGTGGTTAGAGAATGAAAATCGTCGTGAAACATGGGAAGAAACAGTAGAACGCTACTTTAACTTCTTTGAAAAACATCTGAAAGACAATCACAATTATGTGGAAGATAAAGAAGTCGTGGAGGAACTTAGAACAGCGGTTCTTAACCTTGAAGTGATGCCATCCATGCGTGCATTGATGACCGCAGGCACCGCTCTGGAGCGAGAGAATGTCGCTGGATACAATTGTTCATTCGTTGCGATGAACAATCTCAAATCGTTTGATGAGATTTTGTATGTTCTGATGTGTGGAACAGGAGTAGGATTCAGTGTTGAAAGAGATTTTGTCAACAAGTTACCCACTCTCGCTGAAGAATTTAGCGAAAGCCACACTACAATTGTTGTTCAAGACAGCAAACTTGGTTGGGCAAAAGCATACCGTGAACTCGTCTCGCTACTCGTTAACGGTCAAGTTCCAAAATGGGACTTGTCAAAGGTTAGACCTGCTGGAGCAAGACTTAAGACATTCGGCGGTCGAGCGTCTGGACCAGAACCCCTTGAGGACTTATTCCGATTTACGGTGGATTCTTTCAGTAAAGCCGCAGGTCGCAAACTTAATTCAATCGAAGTCCACGATATCGTCTGTAAGATTGCTGAAATTGTAGTTGTTGGTGGGGTTCGTCGCTCTGCCCTGATTTCTCTCTCTTCGCTCACGGATGAAAGAATGCGTGATGCAAAGACCGGACAGTGGTGGGATGCCAATCCTCAGAGAGCGTTAGCAAACAACTCAGTCGCATACAAAGAACGGCCCGAGATTGGCACTTTCATGGATGAATGGGTTTCGCTCTACAAGAGCAAGTCCGGTGAGCGGGGTATGTTCAATAGAAAGGCAGCGGTGGATCAAGTTGCATCTGTTCAAGAACTTCGTGGTGACGATCATGTTGGTCGTAACGCAAATTATGAATTCGGGACAAACCCGTGTTCAGAAATTATCTTACGAGACAAAGAATTCTGCAATCTTTCGGAGGTTGTCATTCGGGTTGACGATGACAAAGAGTCCCTCATGCGAAAGGTTCGTCTCGCATCAATCTTGGGAACTTGGCAATCTACATTGACAAACTTCAAGTATCTCTCTTCTGTGTGGAAGAAGAACTGTGAAGAGGAAAGATTGCTTGGTGTGTCTCTGACGGGAATCATGGATTGTCCATTGACGAACGGAGAGACTCTGGGACTCGCTGAATTGCTTACCGATCTTCGGGTAGAAGCAGTCGATGTCAACAAACAATTCGCTGAAAAGATTGGTATCAACCAGTCCGCTTCGGTGACTTGCGTGAAACCCTCAGGCACGGTCTCACAACTCGTTGACGCTGCTTCAGGTATTCATGCGAGACACAGCCCATATTACATCCGGACAGTCCGAGCGGACATCAAGGATCCCCTGTGCAAATTTATGGTTGACAAGGGATTCCCCGCTGAACCGTGTGTTATGAAACCGGATCATACGATGGTTTTCTCATTCCCCATTAAATCCCCAGATAATGCTACATGTCGAACTGACATGACCGCACTGGAGCAACTTGAAATGTGGAGAACATACCAAAACTACTGGTGTGAACATAAACCATCTGTTACCATCACCGTCAAGGAGGACGAGTGGATGGAGGTTGGATCGTGGGTTTGGAAATATTTCGATCAAGTTTCGGGTATTTCCTTCCTCCCGCACTCTGACCACAGTTATCGTCAGGCTCCTTATCAGGACTGTGATGAGGAAACCTACATAAATCTATTAAGTGAGATGCCAGTCGGAGTTGACTGGTCTGAACTTGCAAGTTATGAGGAAACAGACAATACATCTGGGACTCAAACATTCGCTTGTTCAGGTGATTCATGTGAGGTCGTTGATCTGACCTCTTAAGCCAACATAAGGAGAATTATATGGCTACAAAAACTTCTGAGAGTTGTTCTACATCGTGTGGAACCGATTGCGTGACCAAGTTCCTTGGTCGTATCGGCGTTTGCCGTTCCATGCTCGTCACCTTTGCACTTCTTCCCTTCGCTTGGGACGGTGTGGTTTGGTTTGTCGATGCCGTGGAAAAAGTATTTGATCTCGTAACTGGAGTTGGAGGCTAATATGAGCATTCTTGCATCTACAATCTGTCTTTCTGCTTTTACCGCAGCGGGAGATATCGAATTTAGCGGTGTAGGTCAAACTGCCGTGACCGTTATTGACGGTGTTGAAACACTTGAAACTCGCTTGGTGCTTGGTGCATACGGTGAGTCTGAAGGTGCAGTCTATGGTTTCGCTTTCGATACCAACGACAACCTCGATGACATCGAACTGTATGACGCTCACGTTGGAGCAGATTTCGGTTTGTTTGATGTTACTGTGGGTTATTTCAAGCGGCACTTTAGCCACGAAATGAAAACATCCAAGGGTGGTTATACCTATGGTTTAACCAAATCTTCCACATACGGTCTCATTGATAGCCGTGCGGAAGGTGCTTCCTTTGGTTTCGATGTTGGTGAAGTTGCCTTCGATTTTGATATCGTCGGTGATGACGTTTTCGACTCTGACTCCGTGACATACGGTGGTCGTGCCGAACTCGGTGCCCTCGGATTTGGTTTCGTTGGTGAAGAGATGGATCTTTGGACCGTTGATGTTTCGTGGGACGATGGTTACATCGCTTACACTGACAACAATGGTGACTGGGTTGCTGCCCTCGAAAGTGTTGTCTTCACCGTGGAAGATACCTTCTCCGGTTATGGTCGTGTTGAATACGATCATCTTGAAGAAACCACGTTTACCGTTGGTGGTAAGTGTGAGTTTAGAGATGGTGTTGCGGCTATTGCTGAATATGATGACCGTGACGAAGGAGTTCGTTTCGGACTTCGATTCTCATTCTGATACCTATTACCATCAGAGAAAAACCCCCGGCTTCGGCTGGGGGTTTTTTATTAATATAATGTAAACAATGTCTTTGTTGAATCTTAATCTTATCTTTGCTATATTATGTGTATGATAATTGGAGGTGAAGTGTATGAGTGATATCACGATTTGGATGTGGACTGGGTTTCTTCTCGCTGCTTATAGCGTCATCGCAAATGATTCGATTCAGACGCTTGGAACTTGGATTGCGAGCAACAGAAAAGTAAACTGGAAGATCATGTGGGGCTATGCCTCTGCGGTTCTTCTCTTCGCAGTTTGGTATGGGTGGTGGGCATACGATGGTGACATCTCATACGGAAGACTCAACAAGATTCCGTTTGAGGGAGTAGAGTGGTATCAAGCACTCGCACCAGCAGTCCTATTGTTACTCACTCGTTTCGGCATCCCCGTATCAACTTCATTCCTTGTGCTTTCTGCATTCGCATCAACTCTTGTTTTACAAAAAGTTTTGATGAAGTCTATGCTAGGATATGCCGTGGCTGGCGTTGCTGCCTACCTGATCTGGTTTGCTCTGACCCGTGTGATTGACGAGGGTAAGTCGATCAAGGACTCACACAAAAAGTGGTGGTCGGTCGGACAGTGGATCACGACAGGCTTCCTGTGGTGGACTTGGTTGAGTCACGATATGGCAAACATCGCCGTGTTTATGCCGAGACAGATTCCAGTAGAGGTTATGGTAATCATCTCCACCGTGTTCGTCGCTGGTCTTGCGTGGATGCTGCAAAAGCGTGGTGGCAAGATTCAGGAAATCGTCATACAAAAAAGAAATACAAAGTATGTTCGCTCGGCAACGCTGATTGATCTTTTCTACTTTATCGTTCTTTACATCTTCAAAGAAATGAACGACATTCCAATGTCAACGACTTGGGTATTTG